GGGAGCCAGATCGGCTTGCGCACTCAGGGCGAGGGCAGCCGGCAGGTTTTCGGCGTCGGCGTGACGCCAGAGAATCAGATTCATTGACACGGGTTCGGACATGGAGAACCTCCCACTATGGCGGGGTTTCGTGGCGCTGGCGTGACCACGGATGAGACATCCATGGAACCTCCATTGTGCCAGCCACCGCCGGGAAAGTGCCTGCGTCGCGTGTGACTATTTGACGCGGCGCGCGGAACCGACTAGAATCTCTCCTCTTTAGTCGGAGCGTAGCGCAGCCTGGTAGCGCATCTGATTTGGGATCAGAGGGTCGTAGGTTCGAATCCTATCGCTCCGACCAAAATGCCCTTGCAGTACAAGTAGTTACGGAGCGCCCCATCGGGGCGTTTTTCGTTTGTCTAATATCCTGTCTAACTGCGTCTAATATCCAGTGCTCATACAGTGCTGGCGATTTATCCAGCTTTCGGCAGGTTCATGCGGATTACGCTCGTCGGCGTCAGCCGGGACTTGAGATAGATTTCGGTCGTCTTGACGTCAGAGTGGGCCGCCGCCACCCTAAGCTGTTCCATCGTGTACCCGGCTCTCTCCGCGTCCGTCAGCGCCTTCGCACGGATGTCCTTGACGGTGTAGACCGCCTCCCCAAGACCCGCCCGCACGCAGGCTCGATCCCACGCGCTCCGCACGGCTGTGGCGCCGTATGGCTTCCCGCTGAGTGAGTGGATGACGTGTTTCCCCTTCACCTTCCCGAAGGTACGAGCCCTCTCCAACACTGCGTCGATCTCCGGCGTGATCGGCCAGTCCACTGCCTCGCCGGTAGAGTCCACCGTCTTCGATGGTTGGAAGTGGATTACTTTCGCCTCGCGATCGATGTCGGCCCACAATAGGTTTCGCACGTCGGTCGATCGCTGCATCGTCAGGTAGCAGAGATCCACGAAACACTGCATCATTTCGCCGCTGCGGACTTCCCGGCCGTTCGCTTCTTTCGCGAGTGCATCTCTGATGGCGATGAAATGGCTGTCGGCAATGTAGACGTCCCGCGCTTTCGGCTTCTTGAGCTTCACCTCACGGCATGGATTGCTCGTCATGTGGCGCTTGAGGATGCACCAGGCGAAAAAGCCGGAAAGAAACGCACGCATCACTCGCTGCATGTGCAGTTTTCCGTCCCAGTTGCCTGTCAAGAATTCAGCCACATACGCGGGGTCTACCTGATCAACGTCGACGTCACGGAATGAAGATTTAACGTATTCCGCATAGTGTGGCCACGCCTTTTCCTTGTGCTTCTTCTTATTCAAATCGACGTAGTCGTCGACAAGGCCAGGGATGTTGCCGGAACCAGTTGCTGACTCGGCTTTCCTCTTCTCGTTGGTCAGGCGTTCAAGCATTGCTGTCTCGCCATCGCTGACGCGGCACAGCTTGACCCAACGATTGGTGCCCGGTTTGAACCAGTAGTAGCTACCGTGCTTCACGTACACGCGGTTTGGCAACCCGTCTGGTGCTTTTCGGCGACGTGCATTCATGCTGCTCGCCTCACCGAATGGAGTGCAGGACGCGCCGGCGGCGCTGACGATGGGAGTACGCCGGCCTTCTTCGCGCTGAGTGCTTCGAACGTAGCCCAGGTCATGATGATGTGTCCATTGGCGCGCGTCACGACGTCTATTCCGAACTGCTTCTTAAACCAAGCGACTTGCGTCGAGCAGCGCTTCTTGCCCGTGATTTCGACCAGGTCATCATCGCTGATCAATCTGCTGTTCATTATCTGCTCCCAGTGCGCTCCGGATGTTTCCCGCGCAAATGCCAAAATGCAAACGGGGACGCGCTAACAAGGGCGTCCCCGCTTTCCAGTCATCAAATCAAGCGCCAACGGCGGCGCTCACGTCTAAATTCCCCAATCTCTCGCAGTAACCCGCAGAATCTCTTTCAGTGCTTCGGCCGTGGCCGGCGGTGCTAGCTTTATCACTCTTTCCTCAAACGCCCGTTTGGTCGGGCCGGGTATTCCTTAGTTTTCCGGCAATCTGGTGCGCATAGACTGTCCTTACCGTGACGCAATGTCGTGCCCTAGCTTCACGGACTCATGGCCCATCCATCGTGATGGGCTTTTTTTCGTGGCCGGGTGGGTGGTCATGCTATTTCCCTGATCGCTTCTCTCGCGCATCGGATGAACTCGGCTGCCGCTTCCGCGTTGATCGCGTTGCCGTAGGCGCGCAGTCGTCCCACTCGCGCGGGAGCCCCATGAGCCAGCGGGAATGTGCCGGGTTCAACTGGCCTCCACTTTCCATCCTGGCATAGGAGCCAATCAGCATCTCGCCAGAAGCCGTTAGTCGGGCAGGCCCGCAGATCGCTGCGAAGTCCTGGAGGCGCTGTTGCACTTTCGTGCCGTCCGGCCGCGTGATCGACATGGCTGAGTCCGGGTTGCCCGTCCGATCGTTGTTGCACGATGGAGTTGGCCAGCCTGACAACACCGCTGCATGATTGAGTGTGATGTTCGGCGTCGTGAACTCCGGCGACGGCTTGCGCAGGGCGTCCGTGCTCGTGGTCGTCGGCCAGCCCGCAAGCCAAGCCACTCGACCGAGCAATGCGTTCAACGGTACGTTCTGACATTCCGCCCCGTCCTTGTGATCGCACGTTGTCGGCGAGCGCCACCCAGTACGTCCGATCTCGGATGTTCGGGGAACCGACGCTCGCAGCCGGGAACGCGAGCGCCCCGAAGGCGTGACCCAGGCTTTCCATGTCATCTTGTACAAGGTCGATCCAAGGATCGACGTCTTTGCTCGCAACTTGCTCTCCAAAGACCGTTGCAGGCATGTGCTCGCGGATGAGATGGAACCAGTGCGGCCAGAGGTGCCGCTCGTCAGCAAACCCAAGTCCTGCGCCTGCCGCGCTGAAAGGTTGGCACGGACAGGAACCGGTCCAAACAGGTCGGTCGTCAGGCCATCCAGCCATGCGCAGGGCATACGACCAGACGCCGATTCCTGCGAAGAAGTGGCACTGTGTGTAGCCTCGGATGTCATCAGGTCGAACATCGCGGATATCTCTCGTGTCGACGTCGCCGGGCGCGATGTGCCCCGCGGCGATGAGGTTGCGGAGCCAGTCAGCGGCATATGGGTCGAGTTCGTTGTAGTAGGCGCCGCGCATATCAGTCGCCCAGAATGATCTGCCCAGTCTCAAACGGGACATCTAGCGACAGTCTTCCGGAATCCGAATATGATGGAAAAACGGCAGCGCATTTCATTGGTTGCCCAATCAGATCTCGAAGCAAAAGGATGCCGATATGGAAAACCCTGCGTTGTATCGTGTGCTGCTCGAGGAGCTTGAGGCGAACGGAGTACCTGCAGCCGATATTCAGGTCTTTGCCAAAAGATGGGCAGCCCTCGGACCGCATGACCGCTTGCTCTGTCCGCTGTGCTACCTTAAAGGACACGAAGCACCTCTTCGCCCACTGCCAGAAGAGGACGGCGAAGATCCCGTGACCTGTGAGCGATGCGAGGCGACGTTCTACGTTCCAATGGAGTGACCGGCAGGAACTCATCACGCCCCCTTAGCGCCGTCGACGCGCTTGAACTCGACCACCCACACCCACGGGTTGGCGTCCCACGAGCCGGGGCCGTTAATGGATTGCCAGAGCAGAGCGAATGCCGCTCGGGCCGAGGTACCAGCTCCCGCGAAACCGGGGACGGAAAACCAACCAGTTGTCTGCTGCTGGATACCCTCGGCAAGTGCATCCTTCTCGCTGATGTCCTGCAAGCGCTCGACGCGCACACCGGTGATATCGAGCGTGATGCGCGAGGCCGAACGCGGCATATGGATGGAAGGGCGCCAAGCGCGATATTTCCCTTCCGGCGATTTCTCGCCGTCAGGCCCATGCGGGTCATCTAAGTAGTCGGCGCGATAGAAGACGAGGCAGTTATCGTCATACGGCCCGAGCGGGTGGTTGCTGTGCTGCCACGTTTCGCGCACGTAGAGCCGATCACCTACCTCCCCATGGGGACACGGATAAGCCCAATCCATCAGGCTTGCGCCATCGAACGCCCAGAAGTGCGTCCGTGGGTCAGGATGATGGAAAGTGAGCACCTCGCGCGTGTGTTGAGGCGGCTGCACCGCAACAGGCCACCGCGTTTGCGTCTTCGAGCCGTCGAGCACGGCGTTGACCATAGGGCCGTTGAAGAGGGTAGGGCGCTCTTTCACGATTTCCGCTCCTCCGCTGCCTGAGAGGCGCGTTTTTCTAGCCGCGCTGATGCATATGCCGAATGCGCTTCTTGCGGCGTGCTGAAATATCCCAGATGGGTTTTTCTTCCCTTCAACCGGATTTCGGCGGCGAAGAGACCGTTCGGCTTGGATACGACGCCACGAAACCCGAGACGATTGTTCGAGCGCGGACGCATCTGGTCAGAACTTTCGATAGAGCCGAAGACAGGATTTAGAACTGCATATTCGCCATGAAGTCGAATCGCGGCCTTGTTGAACTCATGAGCCGCTTCTTCTGGTGTGTCAAAGAACCCCAGATGTGTAACGCCATGGCGCCCGATCTTGGCTTCCCATCTCTGCGCATTTCGGTTGTAAGTGACGCCTCGATATCCAGAGGTGTTATCCACGTGGATGCGATGGTTAATAGCGTTCTCCGAGTTTCCGACTATTCGAAGATTATCGATACGGTTGTTCTGCTTATCCATGTCGATGTGGTCTAGGATGCCGTTCGGCTCTTCTCCGTAATACAAAAGCCACGCGACCCTATGGGCTCGGTAAGTTTTGTCGGCGCACGAGACGTAGAGATGTCCGCAAGGTGCCACGTGCGTTGCGACCTTTCCCGGTCTGACTTTCTTGCGCGTGATTACGCCGGTTTCTGGGTCATAGACGAGCAATCGATTGGCCACTTCAAATGACAGGCTCATTGCTCGTCCCCCTGGCGGGATTGCTTGGCGGCAATGGCGGCGCGGATAGCGGCGCGCGGGTCTTTATGAATCCCGCCGCCAAGCAATCCCGGATGGTGCGGCTGCGTCACGATGTATTCGCCATCGCGCCCGATGACCAACGCGTCGTTGGCGATAAGCCAGTCGAGCAGTTTGGTATCCCCGCCATCCGCCGACAGCGCGGCGCGGTCTTTCACAGCCTCGAGTGCTTGCGCGATGGTGCATTCGCCGAGCCTGATGCCGAAGAAGTCGCACATCTGCTTGAACAGGTAGCGGTTCGTTGGATGGCCGATTTCTTTGGCGTTGACCAGATCATCCCCGCCCGCCTGCTGCGCATCTGCGGCGTGCTCGACCTTCCGAAATCCTTCAGACAGCATTGCGTATCGAGTGTCGCGCCCGCCGTCCGCATAGCCATGCTCGTATTCCTGCTCGCGCTCGCCGCCATTCACGGGCGCGGCGATCTTTGTCGTATCAGACATGATGCTTCCCCTTCGATGCCTCGATAGCGAGGTCTATAGCCACGTCCAGACCGCCCCTCGAACTACGGCGATCCAATCCGATTGCGTCCGGGTCGTCTCCGATGAACTCATCGCGCAGCCAGCGATACCGCGCTGCGTCCTTGTCGATCTCTTGCGCCTTCGCTTTGTGCGCCTCAGACCAGCCTTCGCACCAGCCTTCGTAGCGAATTCGCTCCATGTCCACCGGCTCAGAGGCATTCACGGGCGCGGCGTATTGCGGATTCGCGAGCATCGCCGCGAGCCAGCGCTGCACTTGTTCCTCGGTGATTGTTTCGCCTTCGCAGTGGTCGATGAGGTAACAAGCGAAGATCGACGCCACCGCCTCTTGCCCTGCGCTCTGTGCGGCTGGCGCGGCGGCTGCGGCGAGCGCATCAATCAGTCCCTGTGCGATGAATGTCAGGTCATTCGCCAGCAGCCCTTTTGCTTCCATCCACGCAGGCCCACCGGAGCGCCGCTGCACCTCGGTAATTCGGCCCACGGCTTCGCGGATCGCATCAAACGTCACGGTCTTGAGGTCAGGCATTCTGGTTCTCCTCAGCCGGCTTCGTCGACGTGCCGCAGAACGGGCAGAAGCTGGCGATCATGCTGATTTGCTTCCCGCGCTTATAGCCCTTCGCGTCTGCGGTTACGGTGAATCGGGTGTTCAATGCCATCGACATGCCCGATGCTCCACCGAACAGGAAAGCGATGTCGGCAGATTTGACTTCGACGGGTGCCCCGAGCTTTGACGTCATCATGTCGGTGATCGCTGCTTCGGTTTCTTTCACGCAGTTGCAGTTCATTCGTCGTCTCCGTCTGAATTGCCTTCGAGATCATCGATTTCGGCATCCATGCACCGAAGGCAGCAGCGATAGCTGCCCCAGTAGTAGCCGTCCACTAGTGCCTTTTCGTACCGGTGCAGTTCGCCGACTGCGATCTCGTGCGGCTTCGCGCCGAGCGCCTGACCAAGCCAGCATGCGTGAGGTTTGCGAGCCGTGACGAGCTTCACGGTGCGGCACTTGATGTCGGCCTCCTCGCCCATGAACAGGTCATACGTGAGGTACTCGGCCTCGGTGTGACGGCGAAGCGTTTGCACCGCAGAAGGCGGCGCAGGATCGGAATTCAGCCCTTCGGGGCGGGGGGCGTAGGGGCTCATGCTTTGCTCCTATAGGTTTTGGTGAGAGCGGCGCTGACCGCATGGCCACGGCGCCGTACGACGTTAGCGAGTGCCGCACGATCGTGGTGGCTGTGAGTGGCTTGCCGAAGCAGGCCAAAGTAGCTGTTGGCGGTCTGGTGAACGTCCTCTGGCGCCGCTTCCGCCACGCGCCGAAGTGCCACAGTCATCGTTCGTGGCCGTGTCGTTCGGCGCCATGGCTTCAGGACGTGGCCAACGAAATCGATGCCTCGTGAAGCTGGCTGGAGGATGGTCTTGCTCGGATTCAGGCGCAGATCCAGATCAGCCAATTTGGCTTCGATGCGTTCTCGTGCCCAGTTGAGCCATGCTGCATCCTCATGCAGCAATACGAAGTCATCGACATAGCGGACGTAGTGCGGCGCGCGAATCCGGTGCTTGACGTGCTGGTCAAGGTCATCAAGCAGCACATTGGCAAAGAACTGGCTCGAAAGATTCCCGATCGGCAGTCCATGTGTAGAAGGAGCGTTGAACAGGCTCTTATGTGCGGGCACGCGAGCCAACTCGCGGCGGCTCCCTCGCACCTCGACATTGCTGCGCGGGTCGTGCATCAAGATCGTCTCGGCCAAGGCCATCCACCATGGCTCGAAAACTCGGCGTTGCAGTTGCTCGAGCAAAACCGTCTTGTTGATGCTGACGAAGAAGTTCGCCAAGTCACATTTCAGGTAATTCGTCGGACGGCTCCAGTTCCGACTGATGCTTCGGACTTGGTGCTCTAGCCGTCGCGCCGCGTAGAGTGTTCCGCGCCCCGGGATGCAAGCGCACGAATCGGCGACGAAGCTTGCGTGAAACCGTGGGGCGATGTGGTTGTAGAGGAGGTGATGGACGACTCGGTCGCGAAAACCTGCCGCCCACACCTCGCGCGGCTTTGGCCGCGTTATGACGAAGCAGATGGACCGGCCAGGGCGGTATTCGCCGCTGGCCAGTTCCTCGTGCAAGTCGAATAAATTCCGCTCCACATGCTCTTCGAATGCCTGGGCACTGGTGCTGGTGCGCTTGTTGCGGCGGCAATCGAGGTATGCCTGCACGAGCGGGGCGAACAAGTTGGATTCTGCGGACGGCAACGGCCAGGCCCTCGTAGCTCTTGTGGTTGTTGTTCGTGTTGCCGTTGTTGAGGTTGCAATTCCAAGCGTAGGCAGCGTGCCTGTCGCGCTATGTAGGCTACCGATCCGAAGGTTTTCACCGATCAGGTGGGAAGCTGCACTGGACTCGGCCCGCACGCCGGCGGCGGTATCCTTCATGTGCATGTCGGTGGGCTTGTGACCCAGCGGCGCGACCAGATTCCGGCGCACGGGCATGAGAGCCTTAACTGTCATGCTGCAGGCGCCTTGTTCGCGGACTTGAGCCAGCCGCCAGCCTGCTTGCCAATACTGCCCAGCAACTCGATAGACTCGGCCCACAGCTTTGGCGAGAGGTATCGAGCATCGTGCCCGACGTGCAGCAATACCGTGACGGCGCGCTGCTCGGTCAGCAACCTCTCGATGTACTCGGCGCGCACCTCACGTTTCGAGGCGTTTGCGAGTGCCATCAGGTCGAGCATGTCTACGCAATGCTGGGTGATCTTTTCTCCCAAAATGCGTTTCATGCTTCGTGGCATCTGTTCCTGCACCTTCAAGGCAAGCGACAGCAGTCGAACGCCAGTCCGGTGAATGGGCAGTGACGAGTGCAAGGCCATATGGCGGGGCTCAGTTCGAAAGGATTAAAGGATCGAAATCAGAATCTGCGGACGGCAACGGCCAGGCCCTCGTAGCTCTTGGGGTCGTTGCCCGTGCGGCCGTAGTAGAGGTCGCAAGTCCAAGCGTAGGCAGCGTTCTGTTCGTGCACCTCTCCGGTCCAGAACCAGCCTTCCTTGGGCAGATGCGGCCTGCAGTTCGCGAGCAGTAGGCGGGCTTCGGCAACGGTGGGGCGGCTGTATCCGAGGTTCTTGGCGAACTCGCCAGCGCTATCCCAGGAATGCTCTGCCTCAGGGGAAACGGCGACCAGTGCCAAACGGTGTTTGATCGTGCCGTCCTCGTTGAGAACTTCGCCGGCGTAGTGCTCGCCGGGGCGCAGATCAATTACGGCGGCGGGGATTTCGATTCGCTTCACCTGCGGGGTAGCGAAAGTCGCGATCATTTCGGCCAATTCCGACGTCTTGGCGCGGATCGCTTCCAGCGTGACTTGGGTCATTGTTGGCGGCTCCTAAGCAGCGTGTTGAAAGGATCGAAGAATTAAGCGGTGAGGGGAATCAAGCGGACGGCAACGGCCAGGCCCTCGTAGCTCTTGAGGCGGTTGAACGTGCCGCCGAAATGGAGGTCGCAAACCCAAGCGTAGGCAGCGTCGTCCTCGTCACCGGTGTCGTCACTGAGCAAATCCGCCGTGTAATACCAGCCGCCCTCGGCAAGTTCTTCCTTCGTCGCGCTCAGGCGCAAAAGGTGGAACGCCGAGCGCGTGGGCAACTCTCCGCCAGCTTCACGCGCCCAATCGACACATCCTTGCCAATTGCGTCGTTCGGTCGCCTTGTTCGGCAAAAGGATGACAGCGCAGTGAATGCCGTCTTTGCGCGTGGTCACGCCCCGAAACGTCCCGTCGGCCAACTCGGCGCGCAGCGTTGGCAGAGCTGAGAGGGAAAGAGTTTCGGGGATCGTGGTTGGAATAACGACCTGAGACATGGAGTTCTCCTGAGTGGAATTCGGCATTTGAATGGCTGCCGATAGCCGGAAGAAAAGACGGGCCCCTGTGCGATCTGCCCAAAGTCACGGGGTAACAGGCACAGGCGATCAGGCGGCACTCACTTGACCGTGATGTCGGGAACGATCACCGACGGCTTGAAGGTCACTGCGTAGTGATAGACGCTGGCCTTGGCCGGTTCGAGTTGCTCGATGAAGTAGGTGACGTTGTCGGACAGGCCGAGGAAATGCTTCTTGTACTCGTTCGGCCCGACCTTGCAGACGATGGCCAGCTTCGTCGACGTACTGTCGTTGTCGCGCGAGCAAAGCCCTTCAATGGTCAGCATGTATTCGCCGGTGATGCCGTTGTAGAAGACGATTCGGCGGTTAATCTCAAAGTTGTCTGCGGCCTTCGAGAGGTTGTGCGAGGCGACGCGGGCGTCGTCAGAGCAGGCGGAAAGGGCGAGCGCCATCACGACGGCGCCGAGAGAGGCGAGAAGTTTGGTCATGCTAGGATTCCTGAAAAATTACGGGGAAAGCGATGATCGAGACTTGGAAGGCGTGGGTGATGCTTGCCTTTGGTGTGCTGGTAGGTGCCGTTCTGATCTACGTATGGCCCTGGCCCTTGATCTTCGTCGCAGCGCGTAAAGACTGGGTCGAGGTCACCGCAGCATTCGGCACGGTAGGTGCGACGATCGCAGCCGTCGTGATCGCGATACGGTCGGAATCGAAGTCTCGGAGACAGGGCGAAACGCGCGCGAGCATAGTTGCGGTGATGCTTTCGCCTAAGGTGCGAGCGGCCGCAGACCTCGCGCAAGGTGCTGCCGTTACGATGGCGTTTCGTGACGCTGACGGTTCGATATACCCGGGAAGGATGTACTCGGACCTTTCGCGCGATTTGAGGCGCGCCGCTTTTAATGTCACATCGGAAGAGCTTGCATGGCTGTCGGAACTCGGGGGCGGATACGCCTTCCAGCTCGCACGCGGAGTCGGGCTCCTGGAAACGGTGAGGGCCGAGCTAGACGCATATCCCGATGAAGTCACATTCATCCGACAGACGATTGGACATGTGTTGACGACTCTGGATCGCTGGCGCGCCTCGTTGACGGAGGCTGATCGATTGCTCACCGCTGTGGATAGACGGTGCAAACGCGAGGTCGCACGGATGGTTCGCGTTCCGTCCAACGCAGAGCACTACGGTGAACCGGGGTTTGAATTTCCCGACAAACAGTAGTCTCGCCACATGACCCATCCTCTTCGCGTATGAAATCCCCAGTTGCGCTTCCACGGCCCCATGATGAATAGGGACCAGGCTTCGCCGCCTACAGGGATTTCGAGTCGGTGTCGGTCGGTGGCTCGTCGGAACACAATTGAGCCGGGACCACGCCAGACGCGGCGATATCCGCGCAGAAGTGTCGTTTCTGGCCGAGAGTCAAGGCGAGCGGGCTGACACTGGTCAGTCGGCATGATTTCCCAGTAGCCGCCGCGCAGGACAATCGAGACGTTCCACCACGGGTGATCGTGGAGATCGCGTCCGGCATCGCTTCGAAAAGTGCGATGGACGCGGGCACCCCAACTCGTGTCCCGCCGTCCATTCTCGGCGGCGCTTGCGTCGTGGCCGCGTGGCTTCTTGACCCACCAGCGCTGCATATAGCCGTGAAGGTCAAAGTAGGGCGTCCGCTGTGCGCGAGCGATGATCGCGGTGGCGATGAACTTCGGTATCCAGATGCGCATAATCAGGCTCCTGGGGCGGCGCTAATGTCCGAGTGCGCGGAGAGAAGCTCGCGCAGGGCCTTGGCGCTCACAGAAACCTGAAAGTCAGTTTCGCTCTTCGTGATCGCGACGCGTTGAGCCTCGGGCAGCATTGCGACGAAAGAGCCGACGCGCTCCACGTACGTGCTGACGACCTTGCGGGGGTAAGACTTCCCTTTGATCGATCCCGCTGTGACCTTCTTCTTGCCACCTGCCGAAGCCTTTTCCAACTCGCCGGACAGGAAGGCACCAGCCTGTTCGCCGTACTGTCGGACGGCGTCAGCGGCAACCGATGTCGAGGTCTTTCCGGCGAACACCAGGCGGTGAACATCCGAGTTCGCGCCTGCCAGCACGAGCATCTTTCCGACCCATTGGGGCGATACGTGGTCACTCTCGGCGATTCTCGCGTTGTCCCAGCCAAACCGACTCAGGCGCTGATAGCCGAACGCCTTTTCAAGCGGGTGAAGCTGTCGGTTCTTGTTACTCGACAGGATGCGAAGGGTTCGGTCGGCGTCGTTACCGTCGAATGCATCGATCCGTACCATCAACTCGCCAACCTTGTCGCGGAGCGGTGCGCCCGCAGCGTCGGCGCGGCCGATAGCGGCATGGCGACGATGACCGTCAACTAGCCACACGCCACCTTCGGCCCGAGGCCGAACCTCAAGCGCTGGATACTGCCCGCCGGCCATGATGTGGCGAAAGAGGCTTTCGTCATCCTCTTTCGCGGCCGCGAGCGCGTCGCCTTCCAGAAGGTCAAGCGAAGCGCGCAGGTTGAAGCCGGGTTCGACGTGAATATCCTCGTAGCGGATCTTCATTGCGTCCGCGCGGCGGATTTCCTTGTCGTTGATCTTCTGTTTGAAGGACGGTACGGCGGTCATTTGTTTCCTCGTTCGCGGTCGACGGCGGTACGGATGTGTTCTCGGAATCCCTTGGAAGGGTGTCCGCCGTATGGGTAGTGGGATTCAATGTGACGCCAGCGCTCGGCGTCTTCTTCGGTGTCGTCGCGGCGCTGTGCGTCGGTCTTGATGTAGAAGGCGAGGGCGGCGAGCAGGACAGGCGCGTGTGCTTCCAGTGCCTGGGAGAGCGCTTGTTGCGCCTCGATTTCTTCGTGATATCTGGCGGAGCCGACGAGTGCCGGACGCCACGTTCGCCCCTGACGCTTATTGACGAGATGGCGCAGGGTTTCCCAAGCTCGCTTTGCTGCCGCCCTATTCGGGGCATTGCTCATACTTCGTGGATCCACCTGACGTAGAGGCACACGACCACGAGAACGGCCCAGATCGACCAGGCCGCAGGCTGATGAGCGCGGATCCACTTGTCGGCGCCGTTGACTGCACGAATGAGAAGGCGATCAAGCATGGAGCGCCTCAGTGAGAAGCGTCGCGATAGCCGAGGCGGTACGCGAGATCGGTAGAGCAGCAAGGACGGCCGCACTTGGAGTCATTCCAACCGGTTTGGTACTGGCGAATCTCTGCTGCAAACATGTTGACCTCCTCAGTTGATGCGAATGGTTGCGGCTTTGGTTAGGAAGCTGGAGCAGACGGCGCCTGTGACCTGCACCCCAGTCGGGCCGGTGGCTGTGAATGCGGTGGAGAAGTCATCGTTATCGCCGCAGCCATAGAAGCTGTAGCCGTCGATGTGAATGTCGGTGTAACCGGCGCCTGTGAGAGCCCGCCGCGCCGTATCGGAATCGGTGCAGGCTGAGAGAAGGGCGAGCAAAGCCGCGAGCGCGACGAGTCTCATGGGAAACCTCATTTGAAGTGGGAGGGGACGCCGTGGCAGAACACCGGGGCGATGCGGCTTTAACCATGTCCGCCATGGGCCTGTGAGCGGTCAGGCTCGCTCTGCTGCGGTGAAGAGGGTGGCCGGTGCTGAACTGCATCCGGCATTGCACGTACTTCAAGAGGCGGGACTCGAACCCGCAGTGCTTTCGCCGCGTCGTGCGCGCAGCCGCCGTTGATCCGGCGACGGGTCTCCGATTCGCTTATCCGCTTTCGCGGGCCGGGACCGGGGTTTACCAATTCCCCCACTCGTGCGCATCAGCCTGCGCATTCACCCTCAAGAGAGCAGACCCGAGATCCTGATCAGATCGGGGAAGGGGGATACGGGCTATTAACGTCGCCGCGCCGACGCGGGTCTGCTCACTTGAAGGTGCTCGGGCTTCCACCGAGCGCCAGCCTGGGATAACGCGGCTGTCTACCCCTCAAATCCGGACGTCCGCCCACTGGGGCACGTTTCACGGCTTTGGGCGCTTCGTTTGAAGGTGGCCGGCGGCTCTCTCCGGCTTGCCTGCTCACCCAGTCGGCAGGCTCGCGGCATTCAGGTGCGGGTCACCCGTCCACCGGTCAACGAATCGCCACTTCGTAATCACCCTCAAGAAAAAGAGCGGTATTTTCCATACCCGCAGGTAGGGGCGCGACCGACGATTCGCGTATCCCCCGGCAGCAGTCAATTTTGCTCACGCCGCGCTCTTTCTTGAAGGTGCCGCACTCTGGCGGCCATCACGCCTGCATCATCGGGGGCGTTCCCTCGCCGGGGAGGTGTTCAGTTCAGTCTTCGTAATCCTTCGGATCGTAGCCGATAAGCTCGCACGCGAAGCCGCGCCAGAACGCTTTCTGATCGTCGGTCTGGTCGCGCCACAACGGCGCCTCGTTGCTTTCTATAACTTCGCCACCCAACAGAGCGAACATGCCGCAGTTGCTGCCGATGTCTTCGTCGGCGTACTTCACGTCGATTCGGTCATCCGGAAATTTCTTCGAGAGGCCGATATACACAGGCATCGGGCATGACCACGCCGTCTCAAACGATGCGGTGCCGGCGACAACATCAGCCGACGACTCGCAGGCATTCCATTTCGTCCCCCAGCGCTCGCGTGCGAAGCCCATCCGCTCGAAAAAGCCGCACTTGCGGTGATTGCGAAGCATCTGGATGAACTGCTCGAAAGCTTCGTCATTGAGATCCTTCAGGCTAGCATTCGCTCGATTCGCTGCTTCGAGCCGCGCGATCACTGGGTGATCCGAAAGCGGCCGGCGAACCACAATTTCGGCAAGCTGCTCGGCTGCCATGCTGACGCTATCCCACGGAAATTCACCGGGGAATGCTTCAATCAGCGAAAAATCGATAGCGTCGTTGACATTCAGCATCGAAGCGATGACGTGGCTCGGTGCCACGACCTTGTTCGTCACCCAATTCGGCATGATTTCTCTCCTCGTGTATATGGCGCGGCTCTCGGAAGAAAGCCGCCTCAGATACAGCATTTGGACGCAGCGCCCCGGACTACTCCCGACTGAGTCGGCTCCCGGCGGCGCTGCATCTCTTCAATCCAATCGACGTTCTATAGCCACGCGAGCAGCCAGGCGGCGCTTGGATAGCCTCCGGTCTTTGTCTCAGGGGTAGAGGGTTCCGCCCTGCGCCTAGCCGCGCCCGCGCAGTGCGGACGCCATCGGCGTGTTCTATCGGTAACTGAGTTTTTAAGGAGCGCCCCAACCAGCGGGCGGGCAGCGATGTGTGCTGCGTTGGAACTGAGTATAGAAAAACTGCACATCAAAGGTCAAGATAAACTGTACAAGTACGGCGAAAATGTACCTATTGGTTTTTCGATTTGATAGTGACTTGGAATTTGGGCAACAAAAAACCCGCCGGAGCGGGTTAGATTTCATGCAGCTTGGAGACGGTGCCTTATTTTTCGTTCTAGGGCGTCCGTTGCGTCAATGGAATCTACCATGTCGTTTGACGCATTCATCAGTCTGCGCAAATCGCCGCTCCCAATTTCGGACGCATTCTGAAACACGACGACTGAATTAAAGCGGGGCACATGTTGCTGGAGGTGCTGAAGCACGATGGTTGCAAGACGTGCGCGATCTTTTGAAGGAATGCCGAACACAAACAGCGGCTCCTGAGCCCCAGAAATGAAAAAGTCTACTGGGTAATCTTCGGCAGCAGGCACATTGGGAACCTGGTATTCCCTTAGAACTCTGTCTGGCCCAGCAATTCGAACAAGATGTGACTGCAAGTCATCGAAGAATGTGGACGCTACACGGCTTCGAGTCCACGACTTGATGTCGTTTACGCGCAAGATCGCCTGGCCATATCGCAAGAGCGAATGACCGAGATCACCTTCAGATGATTCAGCTACAACTTGCCCGCTTTCATCGTCGAGTCGTGCGCCGTATTCTGCTAGCATCTTGTCGACTAGAACACGCCGAGGCCCGCGCAATGCAGTGGAGACATCCGAGTCGTACGACAGGCGCATTATCGTCGCGCCGGAATCTTCGAGTCTCCATCCGCCGAGCGTTTGTTTTAGCCAGACGGTCACGAAATCGCCATCCGGTTCTGTGAGTGGCATCGACAGGCGAACGGAATCGCCGTCCAGACCTACATCCAGATCGGAGCACCAAGACTCGCAGAGAAGGCGGCGTATCGTCGCTGGGGCTTCGGCAAGCACGTCAAATATTCAATGGTTGTTGGTTGGGGCTACTTGGACTCGGAATGCCACAATCGCGTAGGAGACAATCAAGTGCCGTATCGACCGAATTGTACCGTTCGATCGGCTCGGCATAGCCGTCGGGATCGTTGCCTGCCAAAATATATCTTTGAGTGGCGATATGACGGTGATAAACCGGTGGCACGACGTTGCGTTCGATGACGTTCCTATGGGAATGATACGCGCCGTTGTACCGAAGTAATACAAGCGTTTTTTCGGAGGGAAAAACTCTGGCAAGACCGACTGAAAAAACTGAGTCTCTGGAAGCCGACACTCGAACGAATATCCGATAGCACTCTTCCGGGTCCCGTTGGGCAACCAGTTGATAGTTCTTTTCCCTGTGACCACCCTTCGTCACCCATCTAGCAGTCGGGTTGAGGATGGACTTAGGCGTCGTTCGCATATCGTCTAGATCTGCGTCTGAAAATTCCCCGAATGCCATAGACATATTGATTTATCGAAGCATGTTTTCCCGCCGCTCGATGCACACCCCAATGATGTGGAGGTGGTCACGCTCACTATGTAGCGTCGGGTAGTCGTCGTTCAGTGGGACAAGCTCAAACACTTCGTTGCCGCGCTCGTCCAGCCCACGAGGCCGATACTTCTTGAAAGTCGCCTCCTCGCTGGTGTTCTTCGCCACCACGAACTGGCCTGGCTTGGGACTCAATTCTGGGTCCACGATTGCCAGATCACCCTCATAGAACCGCGGCTCCATCGAATTGCCTCGAATCCTCAACGCGAATGTCCGCGCGGAGCACGGCATCGATACCTCGATGATCTCGAAGCCGCCTCCCAACGAAAACGGGTCGACGACCTCGACCATCAGCCCGGCTTGCACGTAGCTGATTACGGGCACCCGTCGTAATGGGGCGCCTGTACTGACAAACTCGACGTTTGCATGAGCGAGTCGCTCGATCCCGGGTATTGCTATGGCGTAGCCAGTTATCCGCGCAATTTCTTTGATTTGTCCAAAGCTCGGTTCATGCCGTCCGTTTTCCCAACCGGACACATTGCTCTTTGTCTTCCCAAGTTGTTCCGCCAGTTGCTCCTGAGTGAGTTTGGCGGCTTCGCGACTTGCGCGTATCCACTGGCCAATATTCATGCAGCGAGTGTAGAGAAAATCTTTACTGGGGAGGTTTATAAATTCTTGACTTTTGTTGTGCAGAATTTCTATACTTCGATGCATGGATAAACCTCTCGACAAAGCGATCCGGATTGTCGGATCAGCGACCAAGCTTGCGACCGTTCTTGGCGTGACCAAGAGCGCAGTCGGGCAATGGGGCGAAGAAGGCCGACGAGTGCCTGCTGAACACTGCCCTGGAATTGAACATGCGACGGGACATCAGGTGCTTTGCGAGGAGCTTCGGCCGGACATCGACTGGCTCGTGGTACGCGCGCGCCTCCGACCGAGCGCCGACGCTGCAAGAGACAGCGCGGGCGCAAAACTTGAGTGTGTTGGGGGCGGCGCTTCTGGAGATGGCGAATGAGCCTTACCAAATGGATCGTGTCTCTGTTTTGGAAAGGCAACAGCGCGACGGCGACGCAGTTGCCTGCGCAGCGTGTCAACGAGTGGCAGAGCGACATGCTGGCGGCGGTCGCTAATGCCACCGGAAGTGATTGGAAAGAGATCGTTAGCCAGCGTCGCGCGGAACTGCGCGCCATCCGAAAATTCTCTCGACGGCAGCGTCGAAGCCATGCAAGTAGGCGTCGGATTGGCTCCCTGAATACAAGGTTTTGGCGCTCGTATCGTTGAGTCGGCTTTCGAGTTCGGTCATTACTTGACCGTGGTTCGGAAGTGATTGCACAACGACCTTCAGCGCTATGAATAGGGCATCGGATCGGGCCCGCAAAAAGTCCGCTTCGGACTCTGATTTTTGGACAGCGTTCTTGAAGTCCTGTTCGTTCATGAGCACTCCTAGATTGAGTGAACTGGTTGTGTGGAAACACCATTCTCGCATGACGGTGAGTGCTCATCTTTATCTCGCAGGGCGTGTTTGACATGCCTTGCATCGTAGGTTGTTGGACGTGCAACAGCACGCAACTTGTATTGAGGGAGATTGATCATGGCTGAACGGCCAAATATTGAGCGGGCCTTGCGCCTTCTACTTTCCGGCGATGAGCGGAAAGCTGCGATGGAGGTTCTGGGATGGGACGCATCGCAAGTTTCGCGCTTCCTGTCGGGACAGAATGGCATCCCCATAGACAAGCTCGATGCCGTTATTGGGCTGACTGGATTCGTCATGGTGACGCCCCGGTATCTCGATGCTTTGGCCTCCATGGCCGAGACCGGCGTGAGCTGCCGTTGCGCCCGCGAGGGCGGTGGCGAATGCGGATTTGAACGGCGGGTGAAGGTTTTGCCGCGAGCGGCGTGAGGCAGCGATGAGAGAGGTTATGCGTAACGTTCGGGTTCCGGCACCGTACGTAATGAACGTGTCGAGGTCGGCTGCCGAGGCTCATGCCGATAGCAGAGAAGTGATTGAACCCATTCATTCCAAGCTGGCGCCGCCTGCCATCTGTATTTCGTGCGGCTCGCGGCGTCAGACCAACGGCGAAATGCCCTGCGAACACTGAGGTGAACGGATGAGTCTGCTTGTCTCGGATTGGATCGCCTTGACGGTCATTGCGGCGGTTCTTGTGCCGACTGTGCTTATGTTCGCCCCGCGCGGTAACCAAAGAGACCAGGAGTCCACTGAATGAGCTTCCACCGCGTCAATCAAGCATGGGGCGTCGAGCTCCGTCACACCGAGAAAATCGTGCTTCTCGCGCTGAGCCACCACGCCGTCATGTCGACGGGCGAATCGTCGCCGAAGGTCAGCCGCCTGGCGCGTGACTGCGGCATGTCGGAATCGGCGGTGCGCGAGTCCATCAAGGCGCTGGAAGCTGCGGGGCATATCGCTACCGTTCCTGTTCGCCGCGGCGTGACGCTCTTTCGGGTACTTGGTGCCCAGAACGGTTCTCGGGCCTAACGATGGCGCAAGCGGCACAGGTGATCCAGTTCCCGGAGGCTAAGGCCCCTCAACTTGAGGATGGCTACTTGCGGATTGCGAACGAGTTGCGGCGTGCGATTACTTGGGCGCGGCTTACCGCTTACCAGCGCTGCATCCTCGACGTCGTAATGGCGCAGACCTACGGGTTCAACAAACTCTCCGACGACATTGCTCGCACGAAGTTTGAGGACGAGACCGGTATCGATGCTTCGGACGTCCGCCGCACGATAAAGCAGTTGGTCGAGATGAACATCATCACCCGTACGGAAGGGCGCTACGCGTACACATATGGCGTGAACAAGCGCCACGCCACATGGGTTCTGCCTGAAGCGCGGAAGCTAGTGAACAAGCCGGGATTTGAGGAGGGGGATCACCCCCCAATAGGAGGGGATTCCCCCCGAAATGAGGGGGGGAATCCCCCTGTTACGGGAGGGGAATCACCCCCCTCAAAAGACAACCCCAAAAGACAAGACCAAAAGACAACTTCAAAAGAAACCCTTTCGCGCTCGCTTCGCGAACGCTTTGAGATTTTTTGGGCCGGGTATCCGAAACGGAAATCCAAGAAGGCCGCTGAGAAGGCGTTCGCAAAGCTCAACCCTGACGAGCAGCTCTTTACCGACCTAATGGCCGGTTTGGGGCGGGCCAAGAAATCGGGGCAGTGGGCAAACCCGCAGTACATCCCGCACGCAGCAACGTGGTTGAACGCTGGCGGCTGGATGGACGAAATTCAGTCCGCATACACCGATGCCGAACTGGCCGTGATCCGAGGCTTCAACGAAGTGCTCGGGGAGCATGTCGGCAGGGTCGATGAGGCCGTGTTTGTGGAGGAGCGGGCAGGCGCGATTCGGGCATTGATCACCCTTGGCGCCGAGAAACGCCAGAACCCGGAGATGTGGCGCGACTACTTCCCGTGGGTCAAAGCGAACGTCGACATGCCACCCAAGGCGTCATTCGATTGGCTCATCAGCCCGAAGGGGTTCAGTAACGTGATCGGCGGCCAGCACAACAAGGCAGACAAGCGATGAGCGACAACGACCTGCGTCACATCGTCGAGGCGACCGAATCGGAGCAATCTGTACTCGGCGCGCTACTGATCGACAATCAAGCGATCGACAGCATTACCGACCTCAAGCCGTCGCACTTCTACCGAGGCGACCACGCACTGATTTTCAAGGTCATCGGCGAAATGCTCGCGGCAAACGAGCCTGCGGACGTTATCACGGTCAACGAGCGTCTCCAGTCGGTCGGCAAGGCCGAGTACGCCGGCGGACTCAAGTACCTGAACGACCTGGCAACGAATACGCCGAGCAGCGCGAACATCGCCCGCTACGCTGGCATCGTCATTGATCGAAGCACTCGCCGTGCGTTGAGTGCCGCCGGATCTCGGATGCAGGAGATGGCACTCAGCCCGAACGGCGCCACCGCTGGCGAACTGGTTGACCGCGCTCAGGCGGAAGTCGAGCGCCTCGCCGAAGGCCGCGCCGCCCCCGCGCCGGTGTTGGCATCGGAGGGGCTGTCTCACTTCCTCGTCGCGATGGAGCGGCGGCTTGACGGCGAAATCACTGCAACGCGCACAGGCTTTGATGCGCTTGACGACAAGATCGCAGGAGGCTTGAAAGACGGTGACCTGATCATCGTTGCGGCACGCCCATCGATGGGCAAAACGGCGTTCTCGCTGAACGTAGCTTCCAACGTCGCAGAGAGTGAGCCGACGCTGTTTCTTTCGATGGAAATGCCGACCGAGCAGTTGCACTCGCGGATGATGGCGCGGCACGCAGGCGTCAACTACGGTCATTTGGTCGAGCCGAAGAAGCTGACGGACTTCGAGTGGGGGCAACTCCCTGCTGGCATTTCCCGAATCGAGAACCTGTCGCTGTATTTCGACGATCAGCCGGCGCTTTCGCTTCTCGACATTCGGAGCAAAGCACGCAGCATCAAGCGTCGTCACGGGCTGGGTCTGATCGTGGTCGATTACCTCAGCCTGATGTCGGGCGGCAAAGGGGACAACCGCACACAGGAAATCGGCAGCTACTCCCGCGGTTTGAAGGCGCTTGCGAAAGAGTTGAGCGTGCCCGTCATCGCTCTTGCGCAGCTCAACCGTGATCTAGAAAAGCGGCCAAACAAGCGACCGACAATGTCGGACCTGCGGGACTCGGGTGAGATTGAGCAGGACGCTGACACGATCCTGTTCCTGTATCGGGACGAAGTCTATCACCCTGATTCGCCCGACCGCGGCATCTGCGAAGTGATCATCGGAAAGCAGCGCAACGGGCCCCTGGGGCATGTGGCCCTTGGCTTCCAAGGAGAGTTTCAGCGCTTCTCGAATCTGGAGGCCGGCGTTTCGTTCGGGCACCGGGAAGACGCAGCCCGAGCGCCGGGCCGGGCAACGTTTTGAGGCAGGGCGATTGCTGGCGGCGCTTCGAGGAAGCGGCAAGGGCGGCGCTTGCAGGGCACGGCAACGTGGCTAGAGCCTATCTCGCAGCGGTGCGGCGGCGCTGCGGAGACGCTGTAGCGGAAAGGCAGGAAAAGGAATTGCGGGCGTACATAGCCCACCTACGGGAGAAAGGTAAGTGACGCGTACGAAGGAAAGTCAGTTGGAGCGGGCGTTCGCTCTACATTGCCGTGCGCACAAGGTTGTTGAGCCGGTGCGTGAGCATCGATTCGCGCCGCCGCGCAGGTGGCGTTTCGACTTCGCTTGGCCTGAACAAATGGTTGCGGCGGAGGTGGAGGGTGGGATCTGGACAGGTGGTCGTCACACTCGCGGTAGCGGGTTCCAGGCTGACGCTGAGAAGTACAACGCGGCGGCGCTGGCCGGATGGCGCGTGTTCCGCTTCACCGCTGGCATGGTTTCTAGCGGCGCCGCTATCTCGACGATTCAAAAAGCGCTGGAGGCTATATGAAGCACGACATTCTTGAGTGCATGGATCGAGGTGTCTGGTACTGCGTAGAAACTCTGTCCTCGCTCACTGGGTACGCGCAGCGCGGGACTCGCGAGACATGCTTGCTGCTGGTAGGCGAGGGTTTACTTGATATGGAGACGCTCAACGAGAAGCGCAGATTCCGTCTTGCGATGACGAGACGTGCGTCACGGCAGCCGGACTACGCCTGTGTGCCGACGAAGCCGACGGGCCCGTATCGTCCGCGCTGGTCGCCGATGCGCACGTACGACCGCGACGTGCGCTCCCACCAACGACTCTGTGAGGAAGTGAGATGAGTTGGGGACGCAAGGTGCCATTGCGGAGCGGAGGGCAGATTAAGCGTTCGGCCTTCAAAAAGTCTCGTCGTCCGCGCGCCAAGAAGGCCGAGCGAGAGCATTTGGGGATTGTGGCAGGGCTGTGCTGCATCGTATGCCGCAATCTTGGATTCGGCGAGAGCCCTGCAGAGGTGCATCACGTCCGATTTCTTGCGGGAGGTGGTCAACGCGCAGGCCACACTCAGACTATCCCACTTTGCCCACTTCATCATCGATTGGGCGGGTATGGAGTCGCCTTCCACGCCGGCCCCGGTGAGTTCCAACGGCGCTATGGGAGTGAGGAGCAACTACTCGAGCAAACGTCGCGTGAGGTGGCGCGCGCCATATTCGCGGCGGTATTACCGGAGATCGCCTGATGGCTGCTCTACCGGCGTACTGCTATCAGGATCCCGCAAAGGTCATCGAAATCGAGGAGAGCAAGACATGCCAGGGATGCATACACAAACTGCGGCTTTGGGGAGTGGAATATTGCGCCAAGGAGCAAACGAAGCCGGGAGCGCGGTATATGCGCCGGTGCGTGTTCTACGATGATGGGAGGTCCGAGGAATGAGCGTTCCCAAATGGGTAGAAAGCGAAATCAGGAACTGGGCGCGGTGGTGCCATGCAGGTTCCCTTCCACATCCGATCCCGCCGGATCATTGTCAGTCGATCGAGTGCCGCTATGTGGCGGGCGAAGCGCTTTGCGAGCCGGATGAGAAGCTTGAGCCTATTTTCGAAGAGCGGGCTCAGGTCGTACAGCGTGTATATGACGCAATGCCCTATATCGAGCGCAAGGTGATGCAGGCCGAATATCTCTCGCCGTGGAGGTATGACCGGATCCACAAGGGGGTGGCCGGGGCCGCGCGAAAGATTGGGGTGTCTGTTTCCGGCTACGAGAGCGTGCTGGCGGTTGGGCAAAAAAAGGTGAGGAGGGCGTTCTCTTGAAATACTCGCGCGAAGTCATGGAGTGCATGGCACATCACCCAGGTCGTTGGTTTCCCATGAATGAGCTGGTTAATTACGTTCGAAGTCGAGCGCCTGGGCCGGAGCGCTCTGCCGTGCATCGAGGCGTTTTGAGGGTGCTTCATGCCCTCCATGAGTGCGGCTCCATATCGATTCGCGCGCCTCGTTGTGATCGAGGGGCGGGCGCTCTGTATAAGTGGCGCGGCTAAAAGTGCGACACGCGGTCTTTGAAAAGCACGACAGGATGTGAGACATTTGTTCCGGGACAGTGCGTCCAACGAAACCCGCCAGGTGAAAGCCGGCGGGTTTTTGTTTTCGGCGTTCTCATCAAACCCGCAGACTGCCGGCGAGGCTGGCCAAGCGAGTCCAAGCGACGAACGGGTTGGCGGGTTTGATGAGGGTGATCGCGCAACCACAGCGTAGCCCGCCGTATGGAACCGAGGCGGCAGAAAGCAAGTATCGGTACCCCGGCGTCTAAGCGTTCCGCCATTTGCAAATAAGACGCAGCCGGAGTTGGGGCCGGCCATCCTCGATCCGTCTCCTCGCCGCTTCGAAAGAGCGGCATTGCCCGCCGCCGTTTCCGGCGCGGGCTTTTTATTTTCTGAGTCCACATGGCGCGCCCATCAAAGAACATCGACGCCGACGCCTTGCTCGGCGAGATCGCATTTGTGCGCTCTGCCATTTGGCATAACGGGAATCGTCGCGTCGCCGCCCTTATATCTGCTGCAACCACTGACACTGCGCTGCTGCCCGAGGGGGCGATCGCGTTGGTATCTGTCACAGCATTCCCGCCGGGTGCGCCTTCGCGCATCCTCATCGATGTCCCGCTTTATGCGCGAGCGCCCGCCGAAGGCGTGTTCCCGGCCGCTTGGCTGAAACGTGGGTGAGACCGCAATGCTCAGTCTGAATGTGCGCGCGGATGTCAGAGGCATCACGGCCGACCTGTCAAGGTATCTGGGTGAAGAGAAGAAGGCCGTCGTCCGAGCGCTGAACAAGACAGCGAATCAGGCAAGAACCGAGGCCTCGAAAGAGGTTCGATCCGTCGGCTACAACATCAAGGCGAGCGCGATAAAGAAATCGTTTGCCATAAAGCGCGCCTCTGCCGGCAACTTGGTTGTCACACTCAAGGCGACTGGGCGGCCGATCGGCTTGATCAACTACGGCGCGCGCCAAGGTGGCGGCGGTGTGAGCGTGCAGGTCAAGTCGGGTCGTAAGGTCTTGAAACACGCGTTCATTGCGAGTATGCCCAACGGGCACCGAGGCGTGTTCGAGCGGACTGGCAAGGGACATAAGAAGGTGGTGCGCAACGGCAAGGTCATGCGATCGGGCTTGCCGATCAAAGAGCTATTCGGGCCGTCGATTCCGCAGTCGCTCGCAAATGATGCCGTCGAGAAAGCCGTCATGGCGAAGATCCGGCAGAAGTTCCC